GTAGAAAAAGCTTTCGTTAGTTTAATCAAAAGTACAATAGATGTCGAAAAATCTCTTACTGATATTAATATCATATTAAATACAACATCAAAGGGATTAGAAAAATTTGGTGCAGATTTATTCACCGTAGCTAAAGATACTGGACAATCATTTCAATCAGTTGCAGAAGCTGCAACCGAACTAGCTCGTCAAGGTCTTGGCGTAGAAGAAACACTAAAAAGAACAAGGGATGCTTTAATTTTAACTAGATTAAGTGGATTAGATACTGTTTCTAGCGTAGAAGCCTTAACAGCTACATTAAACAGTTTTAATCAAACAGCCCTAGATTCAACAACTGTTATTAATAAATTAGCAAATGTTGACGCAGCTTTTGCTGTTAGTTCTGCTGATTTGGCTAATGCAATTCAACGAGTTGGTAGTTCTGCTCAAGATGCAGGAGTTGGATTCGATGAATTGTTGGCTATTGTAACAAGCGTTCAGCAAACTACTGCTAGAGGTGGTGCAGTTATTGGTAATTCATTAAAGACTATTTTTACAAGAGTTGCTAGACCAGAAGTATTGGATCAATTACAAAACTTAGGCTTAGAAGTTCGTAATTTAGATGGTAGCACTCGTCCAGCGATTGATATTTTAAAAGAATTGTCATCAACTTTTGATACTCTTTCTGATGCTCAAAGATCACAAGTTGCAGAAAGTGTTGGTGGTGTTTTCCAGATTAACATTTTAAAAGCTGCTTTGGGTGATTTGGGTAAAGAATATTCTGTTTATAATAATGCTTTAAATACTTCAAGAGGCGCGACTGATCAAGCCATTAAACGAAATGAAGCATTAAATGAAACTCTATCCGCTTTAACAAGCAGAACGCTAACAAACTTTACTCAGTTAGGAGCTAAAATTGGTGCGGGAGCTTTTCAACCAGCAATCGAAGGCACATTAAAAAATGTAAATAATATATTAGAAGGATTAGCTAATCAAGACTCAGAAAGCGTTGGAGCTAAAATTGGAGCGGGAATTCTAGGTGGTCTTTCTACTTTTATATCTGGTCCTGGATTATTATTAATAACAGCTGTTATTGGAAAATTATTTTTAGATTTAAGTAAATTTGCTGCCACTTCAGCTAAAACATTACTAGGTATTGGCAAGCAAGCTGCGGATAGAGCTGCTATTGAAGGAAAAATTTCGAGTATTCTTTCTCAAGAACCGCAACTTCTTTCAGCAATAGCTTCTAAACAAATTTCAATATTAGATGTAGAAAATAGAATATTAGGAATCTTAAGAGAACAAAACGCATTAAGACAACAAGCCACGGCTTTATCTGGTTCAATTACTAGCGGATTAGTTGGTAGAGGAGTAACTCTTAAAGGTGGGCAAATTACTACAAGAAGTGATGGATTTATTCCAAACTTTGCAATGCAAGAAATTTATGGTGCATTAGCTGGAGGATATAAACCAGGAAATATTAAAGAAATGAATATTGCTGGAGCTGGTAGAGTAGTTTATAATTCTGCAGAAACAGTAAAAAGAATACCAGGATTTTCTCAACCAGCTATAATGCCACCTCAAGGTAGCAAAGCTGGAAAAAATTATCAAAAACAATTTTCTAATGCTCACGGATTTAATCCTTATGCCAATAGTGGATTTATCCCAAATTTTGAGTTGGGCAGAAATGAAGCAGTTAGATTAGCTGCGATAAAAAATGAATTAGAAAGAATTCCAGGAACTCAAAAATTTAAATATGGAGTAGATTCAGCAGGAAAAGCTTTAACTGTATCTGAAGCTCAAAAAGATGATATTTTAAGCAGATCTCCTAGGGGTCAAAAAGCAGCGTTAGCAGCAGGAATTAAACCAGTAGATGCTAGTAATATTGCAAGTATATTGTTACCATTCGCAGGAACTAAAAAAATATTACCTGGACCATATTCACCAAAAGGTAAATCTGATAGATTTGCAATTAAAAATGTTCCAGTTTATGGAATTAATAAAACTAAAGTAGATGGAGATGTTTCTGACGATAAGGCAAGATTAGGCACAAATATAACTAATAGTATCATAGATGATGTATTTAATTTTATTGATACATTAAAACCTTTGGGAAAAACTGTAACTAAAGCAAATTTAGGGTTACAATTTCAACGTTCTGGAGAAAAAGGAGCATATGGAGCAGTTCGTGGCGCAGTTGGTTCTGCTTTTGAAGTCGGAATAAAAACAGCATTAGGATATACCGCGGAAGAAGCACCAAAGGATTTTGGAGATTTTGACGTTAGAGGAGGAAAAAATTTAGGACGTTTACAAAAACTTTTTGGTTTTACAACATTTCTTGCAGATTTTAAAAGTGGATTATCTGAAGGTAATTTGCAAAGTTTTGCAAATAAAATTTATAGAGAAGAAGGAGCTTTACTTGGAGCAGGAAAATTTTCTACAGTTAAAGGTAAAAAAGCTTTTGATGGATTTATTCCTAATTTTGCAAATGATTTAAATGATGCAATAAATAGAGAAAAGAAAGCTGGAGTAAATCCAAATTCCATAAGAGTCGGAAGAGATAACTCTTTAATTTCTAATATGAATCCTAGCGGTCTTGGAGTTTATAATACAAGAGATGAACCAAGAGGATTATCTCAAGGCATATCAAGATATGGTTCAATAACTGAAGCTCGCAGAGCAGGCGCTGCTAAAGGGTTAATTCCTAATTTTGCTTTATATCAATCAAATCAAGGACAATCAGGTCCACTTATCGTTCCAGCATCTAAAGAAGCTAATGCAGCGCTTACAGATCTTGCAAAAAAAGTTTATAGAGGAATACTAACTTTTGATCAAGCAAATAAAGAATTAGAGAGGCTTACTAGAGAATTTTATTTAATTGATTCTACTACAGAAAAAGTAAGAAATACATTGACTCGCGCAGATGCTTCTTACAAAAGATTAGTGGTTGAAACAGATTCATTAGTTGCTGCAAGTGGAAATTTAATAACAGGTTCTAAAGCCGTAAAACAATTAGAAGCAAGAGCAGCATCTGGAGGAAGAGGAGCAGAATTAGCGCGAGGTGGATTAGAAACAGCAAGAGAAAGAAGAGCTTATTCAGCTTCAAGATTACAAGGTATTGGAATTGGAGCAAGTATAGCCGTTCCAATAGTAAGCCAAATTGCTCAAGAATTTATGCCAAATAATAAATACGCTAGAGCTGGAACAACAGTTTTAAGTGATACAGCAGCATTTGCTGGCACAGGAGCTTTATTTGGGCCATTGGGGGCAGCGCTTGGTGGATTAGTTGGTGTTACAATTGGATTAACTAAAGCTTTTAAACAATTAAATGATAAATCAGAAGAGCTCGCGAAGAGCTCTAGAGAATCTAGTAATAGAGTAGCAAGATTTTCTGAAGACGTTCAAGCATTTTTAACCTCAAGAGAAAAAGTAGCAGGAATTCAATCTGGAGCAATTACCGCTGGACCAGAAGATTTAGCTAAATTAGAATCTCAAAGATCTGCTTCATTTAATAGAATTTTTTCGTCTGTAAGCGAAGGTATTCAAAAAGAACTTTTAGCAGGATTATCTGGAACAGAGGCCCAGCTACAGTCTGCAATACAAAAAGCAAACGATGAAATTGCTTCTAATAATTTTGTAAATCAATTTATACAAACAACTAATGAGCAACTTAAAGATGGAGCTAAAAATTTAGATATAACCGATACACTTAGACAATTAGGATCAATAAAAACAAAAAATGGAGAATATATTGCAGATTTAATATCTCAACAAAGCGGTTTATTGAAATCATTTGATACATTAACTATAGCTTCAGAAAAATATTATGGAATAAATGATCAAGTAGCAAAATCTATAGAGCAAGCATCAATTGCAGCTGATAAAGCTGCAATGAGTATAGATGAATTTGCAAAAAATGATTTATTTGGATTTAATACTACTAATGTAGATCGGTTCAAGGGCGCAGCTCCTGCTGGATTTGGATCACAAAAAGTACAACAAATCGTAGATGATCTTGGAAATGTGACCGTAATTAATCCAACCAGAGAGGCTTATGAAAAGGATTTACAAACAGCAATTCAAGACTCTGGGAAAGGATTAAAGGATTTTATCCTTCAATTAGGAGATTCTGGGAAATTACAAAAAGATAAAGCTTTAGAATTAGCAGAATCTATAGAAAAAGTATTAAATAGTGATAAATCATTGACAGAAAAATCAAAGGCATTACAAGATGCTTTTGGAAACTTAAGAAATACTTCTCGTGAAGTGGACGCAGCATTTAAAAGACAAGAATCAGCTTTTTTAAATTTAAGTAATTTAGCTGCACAGACCCAAAAATTATTCTCACCAGATCCAGTTGTAAGAAGCCAAGCTGCAGATTTTATTCAAAAAGGAGATTTTGGTCTTTTAGTAGAAGACTTTTTAAACGGTCCAGGGCAAAATTTAAAACAAAATGAAATTCTTAGAGGAACTAATCTTTCAGCTTTACAGGGAATATTAACAGGGACACCAGACAAAAGAAAAAGAATCGCATTAGAAACAAAATTTGGAGAAGCTTATAAAAAAGCTGCACAAGAAATTGAAGAAACTGGAAATTTAACTGATAGGACATTAGCTGAATTACAAATTGCAATTCAACAAACTAGCATGGAAGCTAGCATGACAACTAAAAATTTAGTAGAACTAGGTTCATCAATTGGCGATGCTGCTACTAGAAATGAAGTATTAAATATTTATACAGAAAAAGAATCTCAACTTAAAAAAGAACTTGGTGACAACATAGTTAAATTAAATTATGCTTCATCTGCAGCTGCAACTAGTTTGCAAGCAGTAGCCGCGTTCAAAGAAGGAACTATATTTGCAGATGAATATAAACAATTACAAAATAAAGCAAGAGAAGATAGAATAAGAAGTGGACAGGGAAATATAGGCGATGCGTTTAGTTCCTTTACAGACGAAATGACATATGGTGTTCAAGATGCATTTAGAGATGTAAATCAAACCGCTTCTGACACAGCGCGAACAATAAAAAGCGAATTTAACAATGCCTTTTTATCTTTTGCGAATGGAACAGAAACAGCAAGTGATGCATTTACAAGAATGGCTAATAATATTAGTGATAGAATACAACAATTAGCATTAGAATTTGCAACAAATCAAATTTTTGGTTCTCTTTTTGGTAGTACTAGCGGTATCGGTGGTGGAATCGGAGATTTTTTAAGCGGTCTATCCAAATCAAAAGGCGGAATGATAAAAGGGTATTCATCTGGTGGTAATGTAACTGGCGGATCAGGAAATAAAGATGATGTTCCAGCTATGTTGAGTGGTGGAGAGTATGTAATAAGAAAAAGCGCTGTTAATAAATATGGTCAAGAATATTTGCAAATGTTAAATGAAGGAAAAGTAGAGAGAAAAGAAGGTGGTGGATGGATGAGTATAATTGCGGGGGCAATAGCCAAAGGAATGGGTCAATCGATAGGTCAAGCTCTTACAACAACATCAGGATTTTCTTCTGCATCGCAGAGCATGGCTCCAGCGGTTGGTATAAGTATAAATAAAAATAAACGTAAACGTGACAATTATTTTAAATACGGTGGAAGAGTCCAAAGATTCGCAGCTGGAGGAGAAACTTCGTATCTTGGAACAAATGTTTATAGATATAACGATCCTCTTTACCCAACCGCTGGACAAGAACTTTTTAGTTCAAATTTAAGTGGGCGAGCTGTTACTGATCCAAATAATCCTCAAAATAGAATTAGGCAAGATAGAGAACAAGCGTTATATGATTATTTAAATTATGTAGATGGAGTAAGGGCAGATAATGAAAGAGCATTACAAGAAAATATAGCTCTAAATAAAAAAATTCAAGATGAATATAATCAACAAAAAAGCGCAAAAAGTAGAGGCGCATGGATGAGTTTTGGTCTTGGTCTTCTTGGAGCAGGAGCAAGTCAATTCTCATCAATGGGAGGATTTAAAAGTATATTTGGCGCTGGATCTCCCTTGGGCTCTCAAGAGGTAAGAAGAGCTACCGCTGTAAATGATGTAAATTTAAGATCTGCTTATGGTAGCACTACTTATAATCCTATTCAACCTGCTCCATATTCTGGAGGAAGATTAAAATTAGGTAAAGCTAGCGGGGGATATATTCAAGGTTTTGCAAATGGTGGCTCAAGTGGCAAAGATGATATTCCAGCTCTTTTGATGGGTGGAGAATTTGTAATGAGAAAACAAGCTGTTAATATGTATGGTAAAAAATTCTTTGATGATCTTAATTCTGGAAGAGCAAGAAAATTTGCAGAAGGTGGATCAGTTGGTAATGATAGCACAGGAAACTCAACCAATTATTCTCCAACTAATAATGTTAATATTACAGTTAATTTAAATCAAGAACGAGTAGTATCAGAAAATAAGGATGAAAGTTCATCAGCAAATGAAGACAGACAAGCAGAGAACCAAAGAACAAAAGAATTAGCAGCAAGAGTTAAAGAGCAAGTTATTAGAACAATTACAGAGCAGCAAAGACCAGGCGGATTATTAGGATCTAATGTATACAAAAAACGATAACTTATAGTATAAGTTTCACAGAAAAATTAATCAAATCTTTATCTGATATTATTTGAGATTTATTTATAGAAGGATTTTCATTTAAATATTCATTTAAATTTTGTAAGTCATAAGAGTATTTAAATAATAAAGTAATATACTCCCTGCCATCAATATTTGTCTTGTATTTTTCGCTATATTTGAGGTTATTACTGGTTTCTATATAGAACTTCTCATTGTTATAAAAAGTGGTTATATATTCAATATAAATATTGCAAGTATCGTTATTTTCTTCGATTTCAATGATTTTGGCTTGAAGTACCCCTTGGCTTTGAAGATAATCTAGATCAATTGCCACATCTTCATAAGAGCTAGAGTCTCTGCCGTAAAAGCCTAAATATCCCTTTTGTAGGTTATAATTATTGTCAAGTACATCATCTGTATTTAAATCATTAGATAAGCATATAGTTTTATTCGTTTGATCTTTATTTAAAAGTGGGAAATAACTATTAAATACCATATCATTAATTGATAAATCTGAAGTTAAGCTATTTGAATTTAAACTTTGATTATTGAATAAATATAAGTAATTTTGATAAAATATTACAGTTTCATTATTTACAGATTGCTTGTATATCTTACCAATATTAAATGTTTGATTAGAAAAATATTCTTCATATAAATTATTAATATCTTCTTGAGATTCTTTTTCTTTTAAAAAATTATACAATTCAGATTGAAAATAATTAAGTGGAATAATTTTAATATTTAAATTTTCCGAAATTTCTACAATATCAGTTTCTATAAAAGGAACAGTAAGCAAAGTTGTTGATTCATTTACGTCTAACCATTTATCTTTTACATTTTCTATGAATAAATTGTTTAATTTTTTATTTTTCAAAATCTTATTAGAAACTTCACTTAAAATTAAAAAAGAGTGAATATTTTTTTGATTGAAATATTCTTTATTAATTAATAATTTTGCACTAACATAATCACTACTTCTGTATACTTTATTAAATAAAATATTTTTATTTAAATCTTCTATAATTTCATATTCGACATTTACATTAAAATCTTCTTTATCATCATTATTGTAATCTATTGAGAATGATAACTCTTTAAAAAATCCTAGTTTATTATTTAATTCTTTAAATTTATTATAATTATCTTCAAAATTATATTTAAAATTACTTTTAATTTGATTTTTAGATAAATTAACGAAATATTTAATTTTAGGTATGCCCTTAATTGCTTTAAATTTTTTTTCTAAAAGTGGTTCGTTGTTTTTAATATTGAAATATTTTTGTATTATATTTCCATTTTTATCTTTTACAGCTATATTATAACTTGGAAAATCATCAAAAACCTCAACATACTCAGGTATTTTTCTTAATGTATCCCATTCTAAAGTTAAGTTTAAATTATTTATTTTCATAATTAATATACGTTTATTCCAGAAGCTGTTACGCTAAATACAGAAGCTTGGTTTCGAAGTCTAAAGACACCAGTTGCAGGTTGAGATCTTTCTCCTATACTGTTTTCAGCAAAAATTCTAAAATAATAATCTCCAGTATAAAGAGGAGTGAAAAACGGTGGGAATATTGGATTATATTCTGATTGAGCAAACCAATTAGATATACCAGTTCTTAAATTAGTGGTTGATAATACGTCTTTTAAATTAGATTCTGGAGTATTTGTTCCAAAATTAACTCCAGAATTAATATACACATAATATAAAGTATTAGAAGATGTTCCTGGTGGAACTATATTATAAATAACACTATTAATTCCACCTTGATTAGTTGTATAATGTCCTTCAAATGGATCACTCGGATTTCTATAAAAATATCCATTTGCATCTCTGAATAAACCACTTAAATTTAAACTTGGTTGAGTTGGTAAAGCTGGGCGATTAGGAACATTAACTAATGTTGCAATATTATCTATATCTTTAAATTTTTGATCATTATACTCTAAAGCATTTATTGAAAATATAGTTGGTTCATCTTCTGTAACATTTAATACCCTATATTTTTTGGGTTTATTTAAATAAGGCTCAAGATAATATCCTGGATAAGCAATATTTGTTGGATTATTCATTTCTGATCTAGTGTTCATTCCTGCTGGTAAATATCCAGAAGTACTAATATCTAATGACCAAACTGTATTTTGAGGTAAAACATATCCAGAATTGTATAAAATACTTGGAAAATTAAGTCTTATATTATTACTATATATTCCAGATCCACTTGTTAAATAATTTAATGGATTATTTATAGTTATTGATTGTAATTGACTTTTTCTAATAAATGAACTATTTAATCCAGAAACTCCAGAAGATGTAACATCTGAATATCCAGTAGCATAAAGATCTCCAAGTTGTGTTCCAAAATTTAAATTATAAGTTGGAGTTAATACATTAAATACAACAGAATTATTAACATTAACACCAGTAATTGCATAGGTATTATTATAATTATAAGGAAGATCTAATATTGCATATCCAGTAGTTAATTCTAATGTTCTTCCTGCATAAGCTGAATTTTTTCTATATTGATCATAAATTGAAATGATATCTCCAGGTTTTAAAAAATTACCTTCTAAACCAACTTTAAAATCTACTAGTTCAGTTTCATTATTTTGAGTAGTAAGAAGCCATTTACCAACTCTTCTAGCTTGATTTTTACTTGTACAACCAAAAGCTACAATTTCTGTTTCTCTAATACCAAATTTAGCCATCGAAGCTCTATCTTCAATATATTCAATTCCTGGTTTATAATTATCATTTTCATCATTATATCTCACTAATGCTACGGTTTTTCTTGATTTCTTTGAAGCATCAGAATAAGAAAAGTCACCATTTAATATATTGCTATTATTGAATAAATAAATTGGTTCTTTTGGTGAATCTTGAGCTACAGTTATTTGTCCAGCAGAATAATAAGTTATAGCTAAAAATATACTTGCCATATCATTTAATACTTTATAAGCCTCTTCTTTTGTTGAAAGATATACATTACATCTAAATCTTGGTTCAAGTCCGCCAAAACCATCAGTTACTAATTGATCGCAATATTGACCAATTTCATATAAATTCCATTTGTCTGCTAAGTCTGCATTTATATACTTTCCTAAACCAAATCTATTGTTTGTAATTAAATCGTAAAAACACCATGCGGGATTATCTGTCCAAGCAACTTTAAATTTTCCATTCCAAGGACCAGAATAATTTTTTGCAATTGGATCATAATTAATTGGAACTTTAACTTTTAAAAGTCTCATTAAATAAGATCGAGCAGGAACATCACTGAAATATCTTGCATCAAATTTTGAAAAAACTAGAGCTGAATCTGGATAAACAAATCTATCGGAATAGACTTCTGTTATGCTATCTACAGAACAACTAGAAGATAGCGTTGCAGTTGTAAATTCTCTAGATACTTTAGTTATTTCTATTGACCAACCAATTTGATTTGGAAATAAAGAGAAAAATGGTTTATTTTCTGCATAAGGTCTTAATGGAATTTCATAGGTGCAAATAACTGGAGAATTAGATATTTTTCCCTTAAGTAAAATATCATCACTTGACCAATACGCTTTTTCAAAAGGTGGATATTTTGAAGTATCTAATAAAACAATTTCTCCATTATTTAAAATTCTAAAAATAGTAAATCTTAACTGTAGATCTTGGCGTTCTACATCTCCAGCATTTGACCCAGTGACAATTTGTTCATATAATCCATTTATTTTGATATTAATTTTTATTGAAGAAACTTCTGTATTATATATGTAATATGTTTTTGGAGTAATAATTTGTCTATTACCACTAATTACATAATATCCGTATAGAGGCTCTCCAATACTTCTTGTGGTGGATGTTTGTATTGGATATTTATTTTTATCAACTTGTTTGCCAAAATAATCTCTTCTATCTTCATAAAGATTCAAATATGGATTATATACTGTATGGTCATTTGTTTTTTCCCCATATGAAAATTTATAATCTGCATATTGAAAATTATAAAAACCTTGAAGATTTGTAATTGGAACATCATTCCAATATATTGATCTTGATTCTGGAGTACTATAAGTTTGTTCAAAAGGTTGAAATGTCACACTTGTATAACCAATATCTCCAGTAGTTTTTCCACTTAAATTTGGAATATAAATTCCAGAAATAAAACCTTCGACTGGGCCTTCTGAAATTAAATCTAATACATTAATTTGAGAAATAGAATTAAATGCGGATTGATTTTTTAAATCACCATAACTAGCTTCTATAGCTGGACCTGGACTTACATTATAAATTTCTTGTAAATTTGGAGCATTTTTATCTATATTAAAGTCAACGTATGTATTTGATCGCCAATCAGTATAACTATCTCCAGTTAAAGTAGCTAAAGGAGTATAAACTGCATCAAAACCGCTAGGACCATATCCTACGCTATAAATACTCGAATTACTATATGGTATTTGTGAACCACTAAAAGATAAAGAAATTGATCCAGCTCCACCTCCATCATCTTGAGCTGTACTTTCTGGAAAATTATAAGAAGCAAATCCATATCCTAACATTCCAGGAAACAAAACGTAAGCTAAACCATCGGCAAATTTATATGCATTTCCCATAAAATTAAAAAGGTAAAGTACTCAAAGAATCTTGACTTATCAAATAACATTTTGAATTAAATGTATATTGATTATCTCCTTGATTTACGCTTTGGAGGGTTGTGGGTGAAACAGAAGCTTTATAAGCTCTATAGATTATATCATAATTTGCATATACATTGTTTCCTCCAACAAGTAATTTACCATAACCTACTGGAACTGGTCCACCCTCTCCAACTGTATTTACTGGTCCATTAAAAAGATATGAAGTTGGCCCACCGCTTTCACCTTATCCTCCAATTGGATTAACTTGTTGCGCTGTAAATGGTACATTTGGTGGTGGTTTAGATAATAGTTCGCTAGTACCCGCAGCAATTAATCCTAAACCAGCAATGCCTATTCCAACTGCGAGAGGAATTAATGGAGGAAAAAATGCGCCAACTACAACTGCTGCGGCAATAGTAAAAACTCCAGTTATAACTTTTCCGATTCCACCAGTGACAGCGCCAGCTATACAAGGAACAATATCTATTGTTTCAATTTTATCATCTAAATTAATAAATAATTCTGAATTTTTAATTTCTGCTATAGATTTAAAATTAGGTTTTTCTGAAAAAAGATTATTTTTATTTATTAATATTTCATATTCATAACGATCTGAATGATTTATTATCCATTTTCTAAATTGTTTTGAATTTGCTTCTATAGCTCTAAAAGCTTCAGCTACACTTGAGATCTCTAAATCCCAAGATTCTCCTATATCGCTTCCTAGTTTTCCATGTAAATTAACTCTTATCATATTTTTGACCTAAATATTAAATTTGTACGCCTTCTGTAAAAATTACAATAATTTTCAATTTTTGAGAAAGTATCCATTGGTTGATGAAGTATTTTATCATTGCCTAAATAAATTGCACAATGACAAGCCTCTTTAAAATCATCAATAAGCAATATATCATTATCTTTTAATTCTTCTATATTATTAATTAGCATCAAATTTTTATCATTATAATTATCAATAAACATTTTTTTAACATTAATTTTATCTAAATCTTCATATTCAATCGATAAATCTATATTCATTTTTTTAAGATAAAAATCTCTTATTAAAGTAAAACAATCATATTTTTTATATTCATAAAATCTTCCAATTAAATTGGTATCAACTGAAATTGGTTCGTAAACTTTAAATATATTTTTTTCAATATTATATAATATAATTGGTAAATTTAAATTTTCTGAACAATTTTTATCCATTTCTGAAAAATCGCAATTTTCATTAGTATGGCTATGATAAATATAAAATATTTTATATTTGTTTTTTATTTTTAAATATTCTAAACTACCTATTTTAAAATTATTAATTGTATCGGTTGCTATATTATAACAAGGGATACATTTAAAAGAATCATTTTCTTTTACTATAAACCCACAACATTCATTAGGGGCACTTTCTAGTGCTTGTTTTTTAATAAAATTTTTTATCTTTTTATCAATCATTTTAATTTTGTGGTTTATTTGTGCCAGGAAATCCTCCAAATGGTAAAAATCCATTTAAATAATTTCCATTGGCATCTTTAGGTATGCCATGCGCTTGTTCGGAAATTGGATTTTCTGCTCCAGGTCTTCTTGGAAAATATACTGGGACTCCATTGATTCCAGTAAGCCAATTCGCAGCAATATTATCTACAGAATAAAAATTATAGATTCTCAAATTTGTAGTTTCAAAATTTTCTCCATTTCTGTTTATGGGCCAAATAACAGGTCTAAATGCTGGATTTTTTAACCATCTTAATCTACATGAATTTATACTTTTAGAACATGCATCTGCAATCCAATAGTTTTTATTTGGTGGAGCATTGAAAATATCTGATGTATTATTATTTATACAAACGTAATAATATTTTAAACCTTTATTTTGAGTAAAAATAAAATCTCCAGAAACATATTGCGCATTTTCTATCCATAAACCAGAATTGCCAAGTGGACCATTGTTTCCTTGATTTGCTCCAGTAATTCTAAATGTAGCTGTATTTACAGCTGTTCCATCTACTCCTGTTTCAAAAATTCCGCCAATAAATAATTGATCATTTTCACTAGCTACGGGTGGTGCGGTTTGAAGAGCTTTGACTGTTATAGGAGAATTTTGTATATTAGCATAAATTCCACTATGTAAATATGTTAATCTACTATTATATTCATAACAACATCCTTCTCCTCTATACTGAAAAGGACATTTTTTGGCTAAAATCGTTCTTCCTGGTAAAACTAAATTTTCTAAATCTAAAATTGTATTTAATTGATATTCTACTATTGATTTATTTTCTATTGTTTTTCTATCTATATAATAAATATCTCTTGGAAGTTCCATTTCATATATTCCAGAGTTTGTCATATATGGATTGTAACCTTGAGAAAAATTTGATCCGTCTAAATATTTTAAAAAAGTTTTAATTCTTGTAAATTTTGCTCCAACTATATCACCCAAAGACTGCATTTGCATTCTGATATAATTATAAAATGAATTATTAGAATAATCTGGAGAAAGGTTTGATATAGAAACTTTTGGAGTAGGAAGTGTTCCTGCTGAAGTATATTCAAATCCTTCTGAAAATATAGGAAATGGATAGTAAAAATTATTTTGCCATTTTATTCTTCCATAAGAATCGGATGTTATTTTAAATAAATTATAATCATTATAAATACGTAAAATTCCACGATTCATCGGTTGTTGTCCATTATAATCAAAATTTATTGTTATAGGAGAAACTTCTGATAAATCTATTTCATAAAATTGTAATGGAGAAGATGGAATAAGAGAACTTAACTCTGCATTAATATCTTTTGCTCCACTTACAATTAAATTATATGTTTCTGAAGATGTTGGCATATTATTTTGGAACTTCTGTGAAATTGGCTTTTATAGAATAATTATTGTAAGAAATAAAACTGGCGCCCCATTCTGGACATATAAACATTGTGTTTAAATTAGAAGTTGATTTTGAGTAAATTGTTGGTAAATTATATATAAAACTTTGTTTTGTATTCATTTGTTGTAAAAAATGAAGTATTGAAACAGTTTCTAACTCCGACCTATTTTCAAAAATAATATTAAATTCAATTAAATTAATATTTATTCCATCAGATATTCTTTGTTGATAACCATTTCCAAATTGATTTATTTTAACTCTTGGTTTAGAAATTGCTTCTATATTATAAGAAGGTTTCCAAAAAAAGTTAGGAGTCAAATTGCCATTTATAACTATATACCCATCCCAATTAACTTGAAGATTGGTCGTATTTACTGGATTATTTCCAGCGCCTGTATTAGAATCAATAATCGAATAATAGTATCTATTATCGCTACCAAGCACTATATTGTACTTATTATAAGTACTTGCGGCATTCCAAGTAGGAACTGTATCGTAAATGCTGGCCATATACCTTTTACCTCTTATATTTTACACTTAAAAGTAGTGTAATTATAGTTAATGTTTAATGTATATTCTATAGAAAATCAAAACTTTTATCTAAATGATTCTTTGATATCTGGAGTGCAGAGTTTAAATATTAATTATAATAATAATATTAATCCATCTTTAGCTATAAATGACCAGAATATAAATTATTTGGTAACTGCTCCAGTTGTTGCGAATCTTGATTTAAATTATATATTAAGCTCTAATGATAGGTTTATAGGCTATACTGGGTCTAGACCATTTGGTGGTAAACTTGAATATGGCAATAATTATTTTAAATTTTCTAGTGGTTATTTAACAAATTATAGT